GAGCGCGTTGTTGAGCGAGACCGTCAGGTTGGCGACCGTCCAGTTGACGAGCTTCAACGTCGATTCATTTTTGAGCTCCGAGAACTTCACGGCGTCTTCCGACACGTCGACGGTGAGGCGCAGATCTGCGTTCCAATATTCCCGCAGCAGCTCGACCCGCTTCACGATCTTGACGACCGGCTGCGAGAGCACCGCGATGACGTTTGCCGGGTAGGCGATCCCCATCACGGCACCTCATGCGTCGCGCTATAGATGCTGTCAACCTGTTCGAGTTCGAGGCTCGACCGATTCATGCCCAGCGGCATCCGGTGCACCGGCGTGGCGATCTCAAAGATGCGACCCTCGCAGGCGCGCGTAATATTCAGTCCCTGCGAATCGTTCCAGAGCAATGAGACGTAGGCGATCTCGGGCGCGTCAAGCGCTGCCGAGTCAACGCGGATGAAGTAGATGAGCCCGTTCCATGCTTCATCCTCGTTGCCCGTGACGCCGTCCCATCCGACGTGCAGCGCGCGCGCGATCGGCTCGACGAGGCCGGTACCGACCGAGGCGACCTGTGTGCCGTTCTCATAGACGCGGTAGTTGTTCTTCTCCGCGCAGATCGAAATGATGGTGCCCTGGCCGGCGGCTTTGAGCGGCGTCCATTCGGCGACGGCCGACCCGACGGCCGTCTTCTGGAACGAGAACTTGTTCGTGTCCGCCCGGTAGCGAAGAACCAGGCGATTGCCGCTCCCCTGGTCGACCCCGAGCGCGCACTGCTCGCCGCCCGAGACGAGATCGGGCATCTCGAGGCCGACGTGAATCGTGGTCGCAAAGTTGGGGAGCTGCAGGTCGTAGTAGAGATCGTCGTTTCCGACCTGGTAAACGCTTGTGTTGGCGACGTTGTGCACATAGCCGAGAAGACGGCGGGAGGCGTTGAATTGCGCCGGACCAACGGCGCACCAGGTCGCGGTGACGCGGGCCTCGATCTTAACGTTGACTGACGCGCCGCTGGCGGTGATGCCTTCGAGCTTCAGGAGTTGCCATGTGTTCGGGGAGAGAACCAGGTCTGAGCCCGTCGACGTGGCGCCGCCGGAGAGCACCATGCGCACGGTCCCTTCGCCCATCACCCAGACACCGACCGAGATAATCGACGCGGCGTCATATGAGGCCACGACGGCGGTAATGAAATCAGGATTGGCTCGGCCGATGAAGCGCCCGGCGCCGGTCGGAAAGCTGTCAAGAACCATCCGCGGCATTGCCCCGTCCCACTGGTAGGACGCGAGTCCGGAGGCGTTGGTGAGCGTCCACATGGTCGCGCTGCTCTTCGGATGCGACTGGCCGAAGTAATTCTTGTGCTTCCCGAACGGACGAAGGCCCGCCGCCGGCGCGAATGCATTGGACACGTTCGATGGCTCAATGCGCGGGATGTTGGCCGCGAGCAGATCGTATTTCCCATCGGCGCGTCGTTGCGTGGTCGACGCGTTTGTGCTCGCAATCGTGCGCGTGAAGGTCGGATCGGTCCCATAAACGGATTCAAGGAGGCCCGTGTACGGGTTGAACCTGTTGTAGCGCGCATAGAGAAGCGTCGTCTCGTTCCAGTTCGGGGAAATGGAGAGCCGCACTCGGTTCATTTTCCACCGGCGGAGAATGTCCACCTCGGCATCGGTCAGATTGACGATCTCCGGGAATACGAACTGCCGCCCCATGCCCCGAACGACGCGCGTGAGCCTGCCGGTGATGCTGCGCGACCTGGCGTCGTAGTCCTTGGGCTCCGATTCGTAGGGACCGACGCGCGCCGAGATGTCTATTTCATCCCATGGCACCGTCCCCGCGACCGGTCGAAGTTTGAAGGTGAAAGCCATCGTCTAACCCGCAAACCCCGGTTTTGCGATGAAGCCGCGCAGGTATCGAGAGCTGCGGTCGTTGAGTTCCGAGGCCGCCCGCTGGTCCTCGATCTCGGTCCCGAAGCGCACACCGGTGTTGATCGTCGTGTCCTGGTGGAGATGGATTTCCGGCGCCTTCTCGCGCGCCGACCTGCTGGTCGTGCCGGTGATCCGGGAGACGGCAGCGGCCAGCCGGTCAAACGCGCGGGTTTGTTCGGGACTCGATTCATTCGTGACGCGTTCGATCACGCGTTCGGTCGAGCGCGAGCTGCCGACGAACTGACGGGCCGCCTGATCACTCTCCCTTTGCGCAGCGATGCCCTGGGCAACCTGCGGCTGGGAGATGGCCTGTCGTGATACCGACGCGGTCTTTTTCTGCGCCGCGAGGAATTGCGAGAGCTGGTCCGAGAGATCGTCGGAGAAGATCGCTTCGCCCTGTCCGACGGCGACCGTCTGCGTATCGCTCCCGCGAATGCCAGAGACCACTCGGCCGCCCGACTGGAACCCCGCAATTCCGAGTGTCGCGATGGATGCTCCGCCCGTAAGCGGCGCCGCGCCGACGCCGATCAGGGCTTTGAATATTTTCGCGGTGATGATCGCGCGCAGCATGTCCGTGATGATGCTCAGGATCGCGCGGCCGACTGCCTTGGCCATCTGTGCCGCGCCCTGTCCGATGGAGGTGAAGATGCTGGAGAAGGCGTTCCCGATGCCTTGCGCGATTGTCTGCGCGGCGTTCAGGTGATCCGTCGCCTGTTGCGCCTGAAGGAGGGCCGTCGAGTAGGCGTTCATCGCGTCCGACGCGCGCGTGATGTCCTCCGGGTTCACCTTGAAGGCCGGGAGACCAGCCGCGTTCGCGGCAATGCCGCCGGCGATCTTCGCCTGAATCCCGGCCTGCGCTTCCTGCGCTTCGCGCTGGAGACGCGCAAGCGCGGCCGCATCGAGTTCCCGCTGCTTCTTGTCCGGGCCTCCCTTCCCTTCGGTGATGGCCAGGTCTTCACGTGCGCGTGTCAATTGCTTGAGCGCGGCCGTCATCGCGTTGGATGTGTCGATTTGCTCCTGCTGGCGCGCCTGATCGATCTGCACGTTCGAGGAGAGGCCCTGCTGCGCGGTCTCAAGCGAGCGGATGGCCTGCGACTGCAGCTCGATCGCCTTGGTGTATTCGACGGTCCCCGGTGTCGCGGCCGCGACCGCCTTGTTCGCGGCGTCCAGCTCCGCACGGTAGGTATCGACCGCGCGCGAGGAACGCACGATCGCCTGGTCGATTGTGATCTTGTCACCGGCGACCGCGAGCGAGAGCAGCGCCTGCTCGTTATCGCGCACGGCGCGTGTCAGGTCCTTGCTCGCCGTTTCGGCCTGTCGCTGAAGGTCGGTGATGCGCTGGCGGATTTCCGCCTCGGCCTTGAGCGCGGTGTTCAGGTCTTCGGTCGGCTTGACGAGCGCCACCGGGTCCGTGCCCGCATTCTTGACTTCGAGTTGCGCTTTCGCTGTCTCTTCGGCCGCGCTGCTCAGAAGTTTCTGCTGGCGCGCGATTTGCGCCTTGAAGTCCCGCGGATCAACGGGCGTCGTGTCGACATCGATCTTGACCAGGGTCTTCGCCGCTTCGACTGTGGGGCCGACCTGCTCCACCTGCGGCTTCAGGACGGTGTTGTACCAGTCGGCGACCTGCTTCTGAATCACGCCGGGATCGGGTCCCTTGATCTCGCCGATCGCAATCTTCGGCGAAATCTGGATGCCCGCGATGACAACGCCTTCCTTGGAAACCGACTTCGCGATGAGGTCCTTCCGGACTTCATCGACCGTCGAATCGAACTCTTTCGCTGCATCCGCGCGCGCCTTATCTCGGTTGGGTCCGACGATGTTCAGGATGATGTCGGACTCGGCCCCCAGAACGCCGCCGAGAGAGACGCGGCCCGGAGCGGCGGCGACGATGCGCGCCTGTCGCAGTTGATCGAGTGCGCGCACCTGCTCTTCGATCGAAGCGGTGCCGCTCTTGAGCGTCGCATCTGCGGCCCTTGTCGCCGCGCCGAACTGATCATTTGCGAGCGCTGCGTTATTGGCTTGCCGGCTCAGCTCCCCCAGAACCGCAATGCCAACGGCAACGCCAGTGACGATGGCGCCGAGCCCGGCGGCAACGCCGAGCGTCGAAACGCGCATGAGCTCCAGCCCATTCGCTGTGGGCCCGGCGACTTCTGAAATCAATCCGAGGCTCTTCCCGAAACCGGAAGCCGCCACGCTCGCACCGATCAGTTCGAGGTGAAGGAACTTGAAGCCAGTCGAGACGGCCTTGATCGCCGCCGGCGCCGCAGCGAGCGCCGTCAGTGCGCCGGTGGTCGCGACGATATTCGAGACGAGCTGTGGATGTTCCTGCGTGAACTGGCCGGCCGCCTTCGCGGCCGCCGTGAGATTGCGGACCGTCTCGCCGAGCGTCGGGTTCAAGGCGCCGGCGAGCGAATTGTTGAGCCCGGTCGTCCCAAGCTTCAGTTCATCTAGGCTCGCACCGAATTGCGCCGCCTGATTCTGGAGCGGGCCGCCGAGCAGCACATTGAACGCGGCGGCTTCTTTCTGCGCCTCTTTGAAGCCGTCCGCGCCGCGAAGAAGAACGGGGATGAAGGCTGTCGCCCCCCGACCGAAGAGGGCCACGGCCGAGTCGGTCGCCAGCGCTTCATCCCCAAGACCCTTGAAGCCATCCGCGACTTTCGGCAACAACTCGTCGAAGTTCTTGAGCTTCCCGTTGGCACCGACCAGATCATCAACGGAGATCCCCAGCCGCTGGAACTGCGCGATCGCTTCCTTCTGGCCGCCGATCGCATTCGTCTGCGCCTGCGAGAAGGCGCGAATCGCCTGCTCGGAATCTTCGAACTGTCCGCCGGTTTTGGAGAGGGTGACGCCGAGCGCGGTGATCGTCTCGCGCGAGGTCTGCGTGCGCGCGGCAATCGCTTCGACGGAGTCCGCGTAACGAGCGCCCGCGATCGCCGCCGCGTCGACGGCCGTCAGGATCGCCGCGCCCGTCGCGGCCATCGCCGCCGACACGAGCACGAGCTTCCGATCAAGCCCGGCCGCGGAGCTTCCGACCTTGTCCAGAGTCGCAGACGCCTCATCGCGCGCCTGGATCAGGATTTCAATCAGATTGCGCGTCGTGATCGCCAAAGTCGTCGACTCCCGGTTCGAGTGCTTGCCCCGCCTTCAGACAGGCGAGATCAAAGGACAGCTTCTGCCGTTCAGTTGCCGACGGCGGCATGGCCAGGTCGCTGGGCCGCCTTCCGTACCTTCTTGCCATCGCGTCGAGGAGCGCCTCCGTTTGCCGGCGACGCCATCTCATGTGATCCCTCGCTTCCGCCATCACCCTCGGCTCGAAATCGATCGCCCTCGACGGGCTCTTTGTTCACCACCGATTCCTGCTCGCTCGAGGTATTCGCAAGGAGCCCGCAGAGCTCCGCGATCGCGAGGAAGAGCAGGTCATAATCGGCTCTGGGCACTTCGTGGATGGAGAGTTCGCCGGGAGCGGTGTCGCCGATCGCCTTGTCGACGATCTTCATCTGCGGATTTGCAACGCCGCGGCAGATCATGGCCCGCTGGTAGAGGTCCATCAGTGCGCGGTCGAACTGGTCGATTTCATCGCCGCCGTCGATCTTCTTTTGGATGGCATCGAGCTGGTCGGCCTGCTCGATCGAGAACGTCCCGTCGCGGATCAGATCGACCATCCAAATCTTGCGCAGGCGATAGAGGCGGCCCGACAGTGGCGCCGTCCAGTCCCTGAACTCTTCGTCGCGCGTCCCATCGGCCGTCGCGTAATTCTTCGTTTCCATGATTGCCCCCTTGAGTGAAGAGAAAGGGCGGACGCCCGAAGGCGCCCGCCCTGTTGACTATAGAATCTCGGCCCCGCAGGTCGCCTGGCCGTTGACGAGCGTGATCTGAAGCTCCGCGCCGCTCGGTGCGTAGAGCTGGCAGCTCACCTGCGCCGTGAGAATGCCGGCGTCGGTCTGCTTCGGTCGCGGCGTCGTCGTGATGCGCGCATTGTTTCCCGCGATGAGGAGCGAATACGGCGTCGTGCCAGTGATGCTCTGGTCGTTCAGCGAAGAGCCGGGGCCAGACGGCAGGTTCAGGACGAAGCTGCCGTCGATGGCCTTTTTGAACTTGCGATAGAGCGCCCAGTCGGTGAACTCGATCAGCGCGTCGAACGTGACCTTGCGCTTGCTCCCCGGGAACGGCTCATCGGTCGTCTGCGAGAGGTTGAACCGGCGCTGGAGATCGTTCTCGATCGTGAACTTCCAGTTTCGGCACTTGGTGATCGTTTGGCCCGCGATGATGAGCGTGCCGTAACCGCCCTGATACCAGAATTTGACGGGCTTCAGCGCCGGCGGCGTGAACCACGAATCCAGCGGGCCGCTCACATATTCGAGCGCGGTGTAACCATAGGGCGACGCCACGTCGAGGTTCGCGTCTTCGTCCTTCGGGATGAGATTCGCTTTGCAGGAGAGAATCTTCCCCTGCTCGAGCGAGAGTTCCATCTTGGAGACTTTGATCCCCGGGTAGCGGACGACCAGGTTGTCAGCCGGGATACCGCCGACGCAGATTTCCCCGGAGAGACCCGGCGGTAGATCCTGCTTCGGGTTGAAGATGTGGGTGTTGGCGCTCGCGACCGGCGAGTTGATGTTGAAGTCGTACCCGCCCAGGCAGTGTTTCAGGAGCCACGGGAGGGCGCCCTCAAAACCAACCTCGATGTCCATCGGGGCGTCGACTTCGGTCTCGCCGTCGAAGAGCTGCGAGACCGTGCGACTACCGAGTGCCGGCGATTCGAACGTGTTCTTTTTCGTCTCGATTTCATCCGAGACGATGCGCGCCTGCACGTCACGCGCGGTGGGTGAGGTCACGAAGGTTCCCCAGGTGACCTCTTCTTTCAGCGTCAGTCTTGCTTTTGCGCCGATTCCAAGAGCCATATCACTCACACGCCTTCCGGTCGCGCGCGAGCGCGACGATCAAAAGCTGTTCACGTGTGGAGTGAAAGGACCGGTGGAGTGTTCGCTATTTTTCTTCCGACTTCGGCATCAGATGAGCCGGGAGTTCTCTGGGCTTCGCCGCTTCCGCGACTGCCGCGTCATACTCGGCCTGCTTCTTCGCCTCCGCTTCGATCAGTGGCTTCGCGAGTTCGGCCACCTCGGCGCTGTCGCATTGCCACTGCGTCGGGCGGAGCGCGATCTGCTTCGCGATCCATTCTTTCGGCGCGCGGAATGCTTCGCCGCGCGTGACCTTCTGGTTGATCTCCGAGACGGAGAGACCGGAGTAGTCGCCTATGTATGTCACTTCGACCATGCCATCGTCGACGGACGTCACAGGCCCACGTACCCCTGATCGTGATAGATCTGTACGATGAGCTCGCTCTCGACCCAGCCCGGCATTGCGTCCGGGAGCATCGTCTTTTGCGACGTCACGACTGCCCGGCTCGCGTTGCACTGCATCCCTGGCCCCACGCCCCGATTCCAAAAGACCGCCCGCGCCGAGTCCTGAAGCAGCCTCTCCGCTTCCTTCTCCCGTTTCGGTCGATCGCTTTCCTGTTGCCATGGCGTTTTCTTGTATCCCTTCACGGACAGGGTTGTGATCGCGCGGTCAAGGTTCGGCAATTCCTGCTCTTCGTTCGTCTGCCCGTCGTCGAGCTGGTGACTGAAGGCGACCGTCTCGACGTCACCTTGAATCTGCTCGATGGGGCGATGTCCCCAGAACACCTCGCGCGCCGCGTTCCAGTACTGATCGACGTCGACGTCTTCAAGCGCCGCGTGCACATAGCTCCGAAGCAACCACCGGTTCGGCTCATGCGGCGCCATCGCTCACCGGATCGCCTTCGCGATGTCCTGGTCGTAGAGCTTCACGACGCCTACGCTCGTGGCCCTGACCGACTTTTCGAACGGGTGGCGCGCCGGGATGCGCACGCGCTTGAGACCCACGAACAGCGCGACCAGGCGTTCTCCCCGCTTCTGGAAGAAGATCGGATTGCGCCAGCCCTTCCTCTTCATCCAGAAACCGCCCGGAAAGCTTCTCGGACCGCCACGAGATTTACCGCTCGGCGTGAGCGCGGCTGGGAGAGGCACGGCCAGCACCTTCGCGTGGGTGGGCGTGATCGTGATCCCGACTTCCAGCCCCGGAACATGCTTCATCGATGTCCCAACCGCCGCGCCCGGGTCTCTCCCGCGGTCGACGTCGGTATGAATCGATGAACGCGTGAGACCGGACCGAACGTTGATCGGGTCGCCCGCGAATCGACGATCCTTCAAGTCCTTTTCGACCACGCGCGCGCTGCGTTCGGTCGAATTGACGAGCGCCCGGTGAAGCTCAACCTTCGCCGCGCGTTCCATCTTGAGCGCCAATCTCGCGGCGCCGTTGTGAGAAATGCGGATCATGCGATCACCATCGGTCGATAGCTTTCCCAGACGTCGAGCACGTCCTGCGGATACTCTTCCTTGATGTATGTCGTCGTCCCGCCCATTGCATCGCTCGATTGCGTGACACCCTGCCTGCGCTTGTCCTGGGCCTTGAGTTCGAACGCGCATGCCTTCCAGAGCGAGAGCTTGATGTCTTCGGGCACGTCCATGTAACCGCTCGTCCACTCGATGTGATTCGATCCCGGCCAGTTCGAGAAACGAAGCACGACCAGCCGGATGATCGAGCCCTCGACGACGTAGCCCTTGTCCCACCCTTCGACCAGATCTTCGCCGCCCAAGAACCGAGACCTTCTCCACCGAGATCACCGGCCGCACCGGGAGAATCAGAAGGTTCGTCCCATCGCCGGTGATGTCCCATACGTTGGCGACCGGCTCGAACGTGCACCGCGCATACTTCTGGCAGCGCTCGCTGACCGAGATCACGAGCTTGTCGAGAATGTCGTCGGCATCGCTGCCGGCAGACATACCCATCCACTCAAGGACCTCTTCTTTGGTGACGAGCGCGGCCACGTTTTCCTACTTGGTCGTCGGCGCTTCTCCGACCGCCTTGTTGGCCTTCGTGATCTCGAAGGGACAGCCGCGGCCCATCTCCTTCGCGAGTGTCGTGGCCTTCTCGGCATCGACCTCGAGCGTCGCGCCGGCCTTATAGGTCGTGCACACCGGATCGAAATCGTGGCCGCAATAGAAATCCGTGAAGGTGATCGTCACCTTGCCTGGAGCTGTCGTTTTCTCTGCCATTGGTTTCCCTCCTTGGATCGCGGGATTGGCGGGAGCCCGAAGGCCCCCGCCACCGTGATTGGAACTTCCCGCGTTTGACTACGTCGAGCGGACGTTGACGACCGCCGCGACCACCTTCTCCGAGTTGCCCATGAGCTTCCCGAAGTCGAGACGGCGCATGCCGACCACGTCCGTCACATCGGAGGCACGGTAGTAATCCGCGCCGATGTCGATCGAACGCTTTTCCACTCCGAGGAACTGCCGACGGTTGACGACGATCGCTTCGGTGCGATCGGTCGTGATCCCGTCGACCACGCCCGAGGCATTGAGCCCCGTCGAGACGAACTCGGAGACGACGATCGGCTTCCCGCCGACCGCGGCCAGAGAGCCCTGGAAAATGGTCGCCTGCGGCCCGTATTTCTCCGCCGTCCACACCGACGAGTCGGTGATGATCTGGTAGAGACACACGGGGGGCAGGATGATCGCGCCATCCGCCGGGTTCACGCCGTACTTGCCCATGAGAGCCGGAACCGACTGCATGAGCTGCGTCACGGTGAGAGCACCGTTCGCACCGGCGACCGCCGAGCTACCCTGCGCGGAGATGGCCTTGCGGAGACCGTCCCACGAGTTCTGCGCATCATAGGTGCCGGGAGCCGTGTCGATCGCACCGGACTTCTGTCCGTTGATGATCGCCGTCTCCGACGCCTTCGCGATCGCACGCAGGACCTGCGCCCGCGCGCGGCCGAGGATCGAGATGACCGAATCCTCGTCGAGCTCGCCCGTGAAGATCACGCGGCCGCGATGCTTCTGGAAGGTGAAGTCTTTCTTCCCGTCGTTCAGCTGCTTACCGAGCTGGATCGGATCGTTCGCGCTGAACGGATTCGCGAGAGCATAGGTCATCGACAGCGTGTCGGGGACCAGGTCGCCCACGTAGTCGGTCAGATCGAGCGGCATCCGCCACACGTTCCCCGGTCCGGAATACGTGACGAAGTCGAAGAGCGCTTCGACGCGGAGCTCCAGCCAGAGGAGTTCGCGGAAGTCGGGCGCGAACACGGTCGGCACCCAGAGGCCGGTATCGGCCACATCGTTCGGATCGAGCGCCGCCTTCTGCGTGATCTCCGACCACAGAGCCAGCCGGAAATAGTCGTAGACGGCGGTGAGCTTCGGGAACGTCTCGCGGAACCCGCGATAGTTACCGCGCTGCGCATTCTTTCCGATCGCGTCCGCGATCATGAGGTCCATCGTGGCGTGCTGGTAGCCCTTCTGCAGCTCGTTCCGCGGAGCGGACTGCATGGCCATCGTGAACACGTCCTTCTGGCTCATCTTCGTGGGATCGAAGGCGCGCGTCTGGAAGAGGAAGCTCGCGTGATCGAACTCCTTCGTCCATGAATCGAATACCTTCGATCCGCGCTCGGAGACGGACTGGCCACCGACCATGACGCCGCGCGCGCGCATGTCGGCATGCATCTGGTCGTTGACGCCCTTGATCAGGGCGACGATCTGCTCCTTGGACGTCGAGGTCTTCCCGTCTTTGTGGTCCCTCGCGAGCTGGACGACGTCGTGAAGGTTCTTCTCCCACTCGGCGCCGCCCAGGGCCGTCTCGATCTTGTCGATCTTGGTCACCGCAACGCCCGCGCGTTCCGTGACCGCCTTTGCATCCGCCGTCGCTTCCTGCGCCGCGGTCACTGCAGCATTCGCAGTTTTTACCACGGCTTTTTCATTGTCGGTAAGCTCCATCGCGCAACACTCCTTTTCGCCGCGTTATCCGCGCGCGCGCAACGCCGCCGTTCGGACCTGCAGATCGACAACTGCCTGGTCGTCGTTCTCATCGTCCTCACCTTGGCCAACGCCCTCGTTGCCGCCCTCGGTCTCTCCGGTGGCGCTGTTGTGGAGTGCTTCGCTCATGTGGTCAGGCCAGTAGCCGCGCTTGTACAAATCGACCGGCGCGTCGCTCCCGAGGAGCAGTCCCTTCCCGACCGAAAACATCGTCGAACGGTTGGCCGGAATCCCGACCAACGAAATCTCGTAAAGCTCGAGGTCCAGAATGCGGCGATAGGCGCCGGCCTTCTTGTCGTCGCTGCCATCGGCGACCTGCTCGACTTTCAGGATGCGAAACCCGATCGAATATGCCTTCAGAATCCCGGCCTGAATCTCCGACCAGGTCTGCTCGCGAAGATCGAGCGGGTGAATGCCGCTCGCGACCTCGGCTTCAAACAGGAGTCCCGTCTTGTCGATCTTGTAGGCCGCCGGTTTCCCGACGCGCTGACTCGGGTTGTGGTCCAAGAGCACGATCCCGTTTTGCATGTAGGCGTCGATCGAACTCTTGAACGCCTTGGGGTCGACGATCTCTTCATAGCGGTCGACCTCCGACGTGGAGGCGTATCCTTTGACGAGACGCCGCACGGCGCCGGTGTCGTCTTTCTCCTCGCGCACGTCCCGGATCTCACAGTGGAACTCGCAGAGACGGAGCGCGTGCTTATGCAGGTCAAGCGTCTTCATGGCGCTAGCTACCGTCCGGGGTAGGCACATCGTGCCGTCCGCCGCCGCCGCCACCGCTCGAAGGTGGGGAAAGTCCGTCGTCCGGTTCTCCGGTCCACACTTTCACGTCCGCGACGTAGAGCGTCTGCTGGACGGGTGCTTCGTGATTCGTGATGCCGATCTGGATGCGGTCGGTGACATACATCCCCGGCGGCATGGTGCGTCCGGCTTCGTCGAGGATCAGCACATCGTCGCGCCAGAGTTTCACGCGACCGGAGGCGGCATCCGCGTCGAAAAAGATGTAGGCCCGCATCTTGACCCACTGCGCGATCGGCATCTGGGGGCCGGCGACGACGCCGGTGATGGGCTGGTTCGCGATGTCGATCTGTCCGGCGTTGAGAAGCGCCGAGTGCAGCATCCGGTCTTTCGTCATGTAGAGCGACCGGCCGGCCGAAAGCCCGCTCGGATGATCCGGGTCTTCGACGTCGAGGAGCCCGAGCATGTGGTAGCTCGCGGCAGCCGCGATGTAGAGGTACCACTCGATCCACGTCGCGGTGTAAGCGGAGAACGAGAAGGCCGCCTTCTGGAGTGCCGCGCGCGCGATCGTCGATGAGTAGGCGGGTGCCACGCACTTGATGCTCTTCGTCCCGACGCGCGGAATGATGGTGCTCTCCAGTGCGAGTGTCCCGCTAGCGACTGCCTGGTTCGCATCCCAGTTGAGCCCGGTCTGCAGATCGCCAATGACGGTCGCGTCGTTGAAGTCGCTTGAGAAAATGGGACTAGCCATTGAAGTAACTCCTCATGGGAAGACCGTCCATCCCGCGCGCGCGATGAGTGCCGCAATGGCGAGTGCGTCGCGCTGCGTCATGCCAGTCGTTCCGGCGATCGCATTGGCGGACTCGGTCGGCGTGCCTTGTGGAAACGCGGAGCCGACGACGCTGTCGCTATGGTCAATGTTTGTTGGATAGTCGCCCTCAAATTGGGCCTGCGTGCGCGAGCCACCGACGTGATCCGACGCGAAGGCAACGGTCGGCGTTGTGATCGTGTTGGGGCCGAGCATATTAGCCGTGACGCCCGATGGCATCGCGGCCGCAAGATTGATTCCGTAGGCGTATTTCGTCCCGTCGATCGTATTGCCGCGAATGATGTTCCGGTTCGGAACGATGATGAACGATGCGTTCGATTGAATTTTGATGCCGTAGTCGCAGTTACGGATCACGTTGTTGGCAATCTCGTTCTGCTGACCGCAAGACGTGATGATCCCGGCCGAGTTCGAGCCGGTGATGCCGTTGATATACCCGCCGGTAACCTGAATCTTCTCGGTGTCTTCGGCGAGCGCCACGCCATAGTTCACACAATCAAGAACGAAGAAATGATGGAGTGAGCAATCGGATACCAGGTTCTCGTACTCAATGCCGTAGCCGGTTAGCGTGCCCTCGACGCGAATGTTGTCCATGTAGACGTGATTCGTCATCGAGCGCGGCCAGTTCGGGTGAACGTCATGGCCGTCCGTGTTGCCCACGTGCACGCCGATGTTGGTCGCGCGTCGCACCCACACGTCGGAAATATAGATTTTGCGACACGTACTGACCGCGCCGATCTTGGTTGCCGCGCTATCGGCTGTAGTGGCGTCGACCTTCAAGCCTGCATCAGTCGGGTCATCGACCTTGAGGCGGCGTACCCGCACGTCCCAGACGTTCCCCAGGTAGATCGCCGTGCTGAGGCTGCTGGTCGTATGAAGCCGCGCGTCCACATTCTCGATCAGCAAGTCGAGGTTCGTGCGCGACGTTGCTGCCGGAGCGCCGGGTCCGGTCAGAAAAATTACATATGCCGCGTTGAATGCGCTGGTCGTGGTCAGATTCTTGAAGGTGATTCCGGCGCCGGTCGCCGCGCTGATGAGGAAGGGCGTTGTGTGAATGCCAGTCCCCATCGCGCCGAGCGAAAGATCAGCGAACGTCCAGCCTGCATAAGCTGAGCCCGAAAGATCGCGAAGCCAAGCTCCCGGGCCTCCAGAAGTGACCGCCCATGTCATGTTACAGATCGTCACATTCGCGGCATCGCCGCCATAGATCAGCGTCCCGGTATTCGGACAGACGACGGTCGCCCCGTTCGTATGGAGCGATGTGACAACCATTCCGGTGCACGTATTGCTGTTGAACCCGGAATCAAAAATCAGCGCGCCGCTGGAGGCGGTGAACGTGTAGGTCCCATCGCGAAGGAGCACGCTGTCGGGAAGGGAGCTGGTCTGGAAGCCGTGTAGCGCTGCGGCCGTGATTGCGGTCTGGATCTTGTCGAGTCCTGGGCTTACGAGCTGATGCGCGGCACGCGCGGGGAGCGCGGCCGCTATGATCATGAGCAGCGAAAGAAGAAGGCGCCCCGTCCCGCCCCGCACTCCACATACAGAACGCTGGGGGCGCCCCGTCAAGGTGTTGCCACCCGACACCGGAATCTTGTTTCGGCACGAACGCACGTACACCGCTCGCAGTGTGGAGTGCGATCAAAACCCGTGGAGTGCTAACGTGGAGTGCCGAATGAGAGCAGGCAGGAAAGCGCTCTCAATCGCGTAATTACGTCATCGTCTTCAAGGCGTCAATATCTTTCTTCACGGCTTCACCAGTTTCCCGATGCCGAGCGAGCAGTTGCAGTTGCACCGCTGCGCATTGCTGGCACTCGGATCGCCCGGAAATGAGATCGATTCATTCCCGACCACGAACTTCTGGTTGACCTTCACTTCTTGGCCGTTCGCGGCCGCATGATCCGGGCGCGGGTTGGGACCGGTCAGCCACTTCTTAGTCAGCACAACCTCGGACTGCTGGAGACCCAGATCGGTCCCGCCGTTGAAGGCCGCGTTCACCTCGGTCTGCGCCGTGTTGCCCGCGAGCGAACGCTGGACGTCCATGGCCTTCTTGACCCGGTCCACGAGTTGCGCGTAGGCCTCGCCCTTGGCCACGCCATCGCGGAGCGTGTTGACGACCTTCTTCCACGTGACCTGCGAGACCTCGACCGCGAACTGCTGCGTCTGGTTCGTCAGATATTCCACGGCCGGGCGCGCGTTGACGTTGAAGGTTCGGTTGTACTGCCGCGCGAGCTTGAGGCCCCGGAGACCGCCCGCGTTCTGCGTCGCGCGGAGGATCGGCGTCGCATCGTTCGCGATCCGCGCCGCGATTTCCCCCACGTCGAACGGGTGCCGGATGCTCTCGTCCTGGTCGGTGATCTTGACGTTCGGCGCCGAGACCGCCTTCAGGCCCGCGCGCACCTTCTTCTCGATGTCGTCATAGACCTGCCCCAGGACGTAGGCTAGTCGCTGCTCGTGGGGAATCACTTCAAGGCGAAACGCATGCTGCTCGAGGAGCGTCGCGTGATGGTCCTCGACGGACTTCCCCGTCGTGGGCGCATTCGGGTCGTCGGCCGGATCCGCGTTCGGAGCTTCCGCCGGCATCGCGGGGAGCGGGATCGTCGGGTCGTCGCCCCAGGGGAGCGGATCGCCCACCTTCCATTGCGCCCGGAACTCGTTGCGCGTCATGGTGGCGTTGTCCACCATGCGCAGCTCCAAGGACTGTTGCTCCTGCGTCATGCGCACGATCGCGGGCACCTTGGAGTCGTCGAAATAACAGAAAGTCCCGGTGTCGACGTACTGGACGCCGCGAAGCTTCCAGAGATTCAGGGTGAGCACATCGGCGATCAGGCGCAGCAGTGGCCGCATCGTGTCGAGGTAGAAGGACAGCATCTGGATGAAGGCGTCCGCCTGGTCACGCTCGAAATCGCCGAGCATCTGCGGCGGTACGCCGAACACGCCGCAAATTTCCTTGAACGAGAGTTGCCGGAGCTCGATAAACAGAAGTTCGGCCGGCGAGCGACCGGAAGCCTGCCATGTGCCGTCGCCGATCAGGACAATCCGCTGGTTCTTGCTCTGCACCTTGTCCATCGCCGCCTTGAACTCGGCCTGCTGCTCCGGCGTCGGCCACCCGGTCTTGACGGACACGAAGCCGGCGGGAACGCCACCAGAGAGAACCGTGTTCCGGTTGTACTGGCGAACGTCGAGGTCGTCGCGGTAGGCGCACGCTGCTGCCTGCAAAGGCCCCATGCCACGAATCGGATCGTAGGGGTTGAACGGCTGCTTGATGTGGATGATCGAATCTTCCGGGATTTCGCGCTTCTGATTGCCGGCCTGGTAGAGATACCGGAGTGAGCCGTCGTCTCGTGGTGTGATGTCGATCGCTTCGGGCGAGCGGAGCGCCAGTCGACGCGCGCTGCCCTCCCGGATCACCTCGATGAACGCCTCACCGGGAGCCATCTGCATCCAGCCGGCGATCTGCGACGTGAACATGTCGGTCGAGAGATCGCTCGATGGATTGCGGAACGTTTCGTACTCGATCCCGCTCGTGATGTCTTCGTCATCGCCGGCAGAGTTCTTGTGCGCGAGCTTGAGTTCGACCGATCCCGCCGCGTTGGCGATCGCGGAGATCGCGCGGAAGACATGCGGGTGGTTCCGAAACGGCCGGGAATAGTTCGCGTGTCCGTCGTCCTGGGCCTGCCAGTTGGAGGCGGTCGTCATCCACGGATAGCTGGGGGCAAAGCCCTTGGTGCCGGTCGCAGCCGGACGGGAACGCGCCCGAGGCTGCCCACGATGAACCGGAGGCCGCGGCCGACGGGGAGTAATCGTCGAGCCGCGGCCTTGGGTGACGAACGGGCTACGGAAGCGAAGGCCCATCCGTGGTCGGTTCCTACTGGACCGCGTCCTTGGCGATCACCTTGAACTGCATCGACGGTGCACCGGGAAGCGTCTTCCCGTCGCGCACGATGATCGGGACGATCGACCAGATACCGAGATCAGCGGGCGTGTCCACCGGGAAGGCCCCGGCGACGTCGGTCCACTGCATGTCGCCATCCGTCGGCGTGCCGCTGTCGTCCACGTCCTCGGGATTGACGCCGTCGGTGACCTCGAAACGGAGATCGCCGTCCGGCCCATAGAAGTCGAACTTGAGGTTGTCCCAGGCGGTGAGATCATAGCCCGTGTGGCAGACAAACTGCTTCCCCACGGTTCCCTGTCGAACGATGTCCATCGCATCCGCGCCTTTGTGGAGTGCGGTGTGATGTGGAGTGAAAGCTACTTACGAGTCCTGCTCGAAAATCGACGCGCCCTCGATGGTCGCCTCGATCGGGGAGTCGCCGTGGCAAGCGCCGATCGGCGAAAATCCCTCGACCTTGTTTCGAATCACCGAATTGCCCTCGACGATGGACGGCACCGAGACCGGGCCGCCGAGTGAATACTCGACTTCGAGCCATGCGGCGTACACGTACCACGTACCGCCACCAACCCAACCATCCGCGGCGGTCGAATCAAACTCGATCACGAGACCGGCGCCGACGTCGGTCGGGCTGATCGTCACCGCTCCCAGATCATATTCCTGGACGTACCAGATTTCGCCGTTCGGTCCGCCGGGATTTGGGATGGCCGGGCTGTAGTCGTTCGCGATATGCGCATGCGTCGAAGCGATGACCGTCGTGTTGTTGCCCTTCAAGACAGCGAGGCCGAACTCC